ACATACGGCGGGAAGCTGGTCGAGAACATCGTCCAGGCGACCGCGAGGGACTGCCTGGCCGTGGCCATGACACGGGTCAGCGAGCTGGGCTACAAGATCGTGATGCACGTCCACGACGAGATGATCGTCGACGTGCCGAACGAAGACACCAAGGCCCCGGCCGTGATCAACGACATCATGAGCCAGCCCATAGACTGGGCGCCGGGCCTGCCACTAAAGGGCGACACCTACGAGACGCCCTTCTACAAGAAAGACTAAGGAGGACACACATGGAAATCTTTGAGACTATGCACAGCATTGACGTCTACCGGAAGACGCTCACCAAGACCACCCAGATCCAGACCGGCGACCAGATCCGCGTCGGCCGCTACACGGCCACCTGCCAAGCGGCTACACCGGAGGGCGCCCTCTTCCTGCTGGATCAGTACCTCGACGAGGCCTACCCGATGAACAGGAAGAGCACCAACAAGGGCGGCTATGAAGAGAGCGACCTCAGGGAGACGCTCAGGAGCAAGGAGATCCTCGACCTCTTCGACGACTGGGGCGACAGGATGGTCCCGTTCGACAACGGCGACCTGCTCCGGATCCCCTTCTTCGGTGAGATCTTCGGCCAGGAGGACGCGGAGTACTTCGAGCCGGACGGCTGCGAGCAGTGGGAGCTCATGAAGGACCGGAAGAACCGGATCGCCTTCCGGCAGAACTGCTGGGAGTGGGGCTGGCTCCAGAACAAGCGGAAGGGCTCGGCGGCGGCTTTCTGCGCCGTCGGCAGCTACGGTGATGCCAACTACTGGGGCGCCTCGGACTCTCTCAGCGTCCGCCCGGCTTTCCTTATCAACTGATCATAAATCCCGGGGGCCCTGCGCCCCCGGAGGATCTACCCATAAACAAGCAAGGAGGAACCTATGCCTGCGACTACTATCAGATATCCAGAAAGGCGGGAAGATGAGCGACCTGAATCATGATTTACACGCCAGAGCGGTCAAGGCGTTGTCTGAAAACGAAGTGCGAAAGATGGAACACTGCGTAGGATTTGACCGGAAGAAAATCTATCATCGTGGCGGCACGGCGTATTACAAACCGTACCGAAACTATTACGATGCAGGCGGCACGGATATGCGGGTCTGGGAGCGGTTGGTAGAAAAAGGATTTGCTGATTGTGCGGAACCAAAGAAGGACGGTGGCAAATACTACTGGCTGAACCGGAATGGTCTTAATATCCTGTCGGCATATGAAGAATGCTTTATTTATTCCGAAAATGCCAATGGCAACGAAATAGATGCGTCAGAGGATGTGATAGACATCCTTCTGGAAGATGCCGTGTATTGTGGGTATGGTTGTTGGCTTCCGTCAGGGGCAAGGAATATTGCAATCAGGGCAAGACTGCCATATAAGCTGACGCTTTCCACGCTGAAGTACCTGCAAAACAAGTGCGGATATGTGGCTCATTACTACGAAGGTGGATGTAACGATGACGGTGAAGTGCATTGTACGCACGGATGGACACTGACCAAAAAGTGGATTGACGAGCATCAGGAGCGGCACAAGGCGGCACAAAAGGCAGAGTATGAAAGGATTGACAGAATTGCAAGAGACGCAGGAGGAACAAAGTGAGTGACTTAATCAGCAGACAGGCGGCGATTGATGCGCTACAAGGCAGAAAGTGAGGACAAGGAATGAGTTATTCGCAACAAATTAAACAAAGCATGAATGGAGATGAATATTATACTCCCCAGAATGCCGTAAATATGATTATTCCATATATTTTGAGGAAGTATAAAACAAAAACAATATGGTGTCCTTTTGATAAAGCAGATAGCAAGTTTGTAATGACATTTAAGGATAAAGGATTTGATGTAAATTACGGACATATAGAAACAGGGCAAGATTTTTTTGAGTATCAAGAACCGCAGGGGGATATAGTTGTTTCTAATCCACCATTTAGCAAGCGAGATAAAATATTTCAGCGATTGTATGAGTGGAATATACCATTTGCATTAATAATAAATTTCAACGGATTATTTGACAGCAAAAAAAGGGCGGACATATTCAGAAAACATAAAGTTGAAATGCTTGTGCCGAGAGGACGAATGAAATTTTATCACAGGGATAAGGGATTATTAAATAGCCCGAATTTTCAAAGCATATATGTTTGTAATCAGTTGTTAGATGATCAGATTGTTTTTGACGAAACAACATTTTAATCCACAGATAGAAAGTGAGTGTAAGCAATGCAAGATTTAATCAGCAGACAGGCGGCGATTGATGAACTTGACAAAGGCGCATGGGGCGTTGAGTGGGATAAGGCACTTGCAAAAGCGACGATTGAATCATTGCCATCCGCACAGCCGGAAATCGTATGGTGTAAGGACTGCAAGCACTGGGATGGAGTGGACACCTGTGATGTGATCGATGCGCCTGTCTGGGACAATGATTTTTGCAGTATGGCGGAGACCTAAGGAGGAACCGATGGAGAATATTATCTCTTTTACATTCAACGAAGGCAGGGGCCGCATGACCATCGTGCTGGACAAGTTCTTCCCGACCGACGCAACCCGACTCCGGAAGCTGCTCAAACTGGTCGACGAAGACTATGAACACCGGGACGAGCTGCGGGCCACCATCGTCCGGCACTGCGGTCAACGCGCCTCTGCCCTCCTGGACGGCCGGAGAGACCTGGCCAACAAGGCCGTGGAGCAACACACCAGGGCGACGGAGATGCAGCCGGAGATCGACAAGCTCACCGGCCAGATCGAGCGCCTGCAGTACTCAGCAGCAGAGGGCCGGGCCTACCGGGAGCAGCTCAAAGAACTGAAGGCCAAGCTGAAGGACCTGAAGCAAAGGCAGCGCGACGCGCTCGCCTCCTACCGTGACTACCAGCGGGAGTTCGTCAGCGCTGAGAACCGGGCCAACAGGCTGAAGAAGAACGCGGATCTACTGGTCCGCCCTGCTGCTGAAACTCTCGAAGTCCGTGGAGACTCCGGAGACCCACGCCGAGTACATGAAAATGTCAAAGGAGCAGCAGGACCGGATCAAGGACATCGGCGGCTTCGTCGGCGGGCACCTGAAGGAAGGACGCCGGAAGACCGGCTACGTCCTCGCCCGTCAGATCCTCACCCTGGACCTGGACTTCCCTCCTGCCGACTTCTGGGACAACCTCATGAACAACCTGGAGATCACCGGAGCCATGGCCGTCTACTCGACGCACAAGCACTCGAAGGCCACGCCGCGCTACCGTCTGATCATGCCGCTCGACCGCGAGGTCTCCCCGGACGAGTACGAGGCCATCGCCAGGAAGATCGCCGAGAAGATCGGCATCGACTACTTCGACGACTCGACCTTCCAGCCGACGCGCCTCATGTACTGGCCGAGCAACAGCACCGGCGTCGAGCCGTTCTTCAAGTACTACGACGCGCCCTTCCTGAAGGCCGACAGCGTCCTGGCCGAGTACCCGGACTGGACGGACACGAGCTTCTGGCCGTACTCCTCCAGGATGACGGACATCCGGAAGCGCCAGGCCGACAAGCAGGGCGACCCTCTGGCCAAGAAGGGCATCGTCGGCGCCTTCTGCCGGACCTACACGATCCCGGAGGCGATCGCGAAGTTCCTGCCGGACGTCTACACCCCAACGGCCAAGGCTGACCGCTACACCTACGCGGCGGGCTCCACTGCTGCCGGTCTCGTGGTCTACGACGGCGAGACCTTCGCCTACTCAAACCACTCGACGGATCCGGCAGGCGGCCAGCTCTGCAACGCCTTCGACCTGGTCCGGATCCACAAGTTCGGCCACCTGGATGAAGGCCGCGAGGACAAGAGCGGCAAGGACCGGCCGAGCTACAAGGCGATGGCAGCGTTCGCCTCCGAAGATCCGGAGACGATCCACACGGTCGACAGGGACCGGCAGGACACGGCCGTCCTGGACTTCGAGAACGAGGAGATCCCGGAAGACTCAGACGAGGCCTGGAAGCTCAAGCTGCTCAGGAACGAGAACGGCGACATCCGGACAGTGATCACCAACGCGGCGCTGATCCTGGAGAACGATCCAGCGCTCCAGGGGATCCGCTTCAACGAGCTCTCCGGCGCGATCGAGGTCAAGGGCAAGCTGCCGTGGAACCGGCCGAACAAATACTGGAGAGACGCCGACGACGCCCAGCTCTACATCTGGGTGGCCGACAAGTACAAGGTCCAGTTCCCGGAGAACAAGTTCGCCAAGGCCCTGACCCAGATCACCGACAAGAGGCGCTTCAATCCCTTGAAGGAATACCTGGCAGGGCTCCCGGAGTGGGACGGCGTGCCGAGAGTGGACACCCTGCTGGTGGACTACCTGGGCGCGGAGGACACGCCCTACGTCCGGGCCGTCACAAGGAAGACCCTGATCGGCGCGGTCCAGCGTGTATGGGAGCCCGGCTGCAAGTTCGACACCGTGCTGGTCCTCGACGGGAAGCCGGGCATCGGCAAGAGTACCCTGCTCCGGAAGCTGGGCGGCAAGTGGTTCAGCGACAGCCTGAGCCTGGCCGACACCAGGGACAAGACGGCAGCCGAGAAGCTCCAGGGCGTCTGGATCATGGAGATCGGCGAGATGCAGGGAACCAGGAAGGCCGACATCGACGTGATGAAGGGCTTCCTCTCCCGGCAGGTGGACGAGTACCGGGCAGCCTACGGCAGAGTGGTCGAGAGGCATCCAAGGACCGCGATCATCTGCGGCACGACCAACAGCACCACCGGCTTCCTGAGGGACGCCACCGGCAACCGGCGCTTCTGGCCCGTCTCGGTCGATGGCGGAGGCCGCCTCTCTGTCTGGGAGATGACAGAGGCCACCAGGGCACAGATCTGGGCGGAGGCGGCCATGTACGCCACCGAGGGCGAGGACAGCTTCCTGGATGCAGAGATGGAGAAGGAAGCGGCCAAGGCCCAGCAGGCGGCGCTTGAATATGACGAGCGTGAGGGCCAGGTGATCGACTACCTCGACACCCTGCTGCCGGAGGACTGGTACAGCTGGGACCTCGGCAAGCGGCGCGACTACTTCCAGCAGCGTGACGTCCTGGATCCGAAGCAGCAGGAAGGCACCATGAAGAGGACCAAAGTCTGTGCGATGGAGATCTTCTGCGAGTGCTTCGGACGACCTAAGAACGCATGGAAAAAAGCGGACAGCTGGGAGATCATGGCCATCATGGCAAGGATCCCGGAGTGGGAAAAAACCGGCAAACGAATGAAGATTTCAGAATACGGACAGCAGAGACCATACACGAGGAAGTTGTCACCCGACTAAGTTGTCACCCGGGGGAGGTTGTCACCCCGACTGATGAGGGCGAAAGGGTGACAAGTGGAAGTTGTCACCGAAGTTGTCACCGAAGTTGTCACCCTTGCGAAGCCTTGAAAAATAAGGGCGCAGGGCATGTGGGTGACAACTTGACAATCGTTTTCTATATAACATTTATTTTTAACCCAAAAATGGGCGCATATAGGCACCCGCACGGGTAATACGCGTATATGATAAGCAAAATTTTTTGAGGTTGTCACCCTAAGGAGAAAACAATGCGAGAAAGAGATATAGAAAAATGGCTCCGGCGCCAGATTGAGAGTCTGGGAGGTCTGGCCTTCAAGTTTACCAGCCCAGGGAACGATGGCGTGCCCGATCGTCTTGCCGTTCTTCCTGGTGGGCTCATTTACTTCGTCGAGTTAAAGACTGATAGGGGACGGCTCACGCCTATCCAGGTATGGCAAATTGACCGGCTGAGACAGCTGGGCTGCCAGGTCCGGACGATCAGAGGCATGGACGAGGCCAAGGCCTTCATCGAGGAGGTGCGAGATGCAGTTATACACATGTAGCTGGTGCGGCAAGACCTTTTGGAGGTACCCGAGCCAGATGGAGGGCAAGGAGATGGCCTTCTGTAGTCGGAAGTGCCTCGGCCGGTACCGGTCCAAGAAGTACAACCCGGACGGCAGACCGATCACGCGCCACCCACATCTGAGCGAATACAACCGGCTGCATAATGCTGAACGCATGACACCGGAGACCAGGGAGAAGCTGAGCCAGGCGCGGATCGACACCGGCAGCGCGGACCATTACCGGAAGAAAAACGGAAGGCACGAGCACAGAACCGTGGCTGAGCAAATACTCGGGCGGCCACTGAAAAAGGGCGAGGTCGTGCATCACATTAACAGAAACAAGAAGGACAACAGACCCGAGAATTTAATGATTTTTGCAAGCCAAGCGGAGCACGCCCGCTGGCATAAAGAACACGACGAAGAGGAAGGAGGTGGTGCCAGATGAAGTTCATGCCGCATGATTATCAAAAGAGAGCGATGGAGCTCGTGATCAAGATCCCGAAAGTCGGGCTATTTTTAGACATGGGCCTGGGCTAGCAAAACCGTGATAACACTCACAGCGATCCAGGAGCTCATGTATGACCGCTTCGAAATCTCCCGCGTCCTGGTCATCGCCCCGAAGCGGGTGGCCGAGGACACCTGGACAAGGGAGCACGCCAAGTGGGACCACCTGAAGGACCTGAGGATCTCGAAGGTCCTGGGGAACGAGCAGCAGCGGATCCGGGCGCTGAGGGCTGAGGCCGACATCTATGTGATCGGCCGGGACAACGTGATCTGGCTGATCAACTACTACCAGGGACTAAGGAAGGGCTGGCCGTTCGACATGATCGTGATCGACGAGCTGAGCTCCTTCAAGAACCCCCAGGCCAAGCGCTTCCGGGCATTGAAGAAGGCCATGCCGTCCGTGAGCAGAGTCGTCGGCCTCACCGGCACGCCGAGCCCCAACGGGCTGATGGATCTCTGGGCTGAGGTCTACCTGCTGGACCAGGGCGAGCGCCTGGGCCTGACGCTGGGATCCTACCGGGAGAGATACTTCCGGCCCGGAGCACGGAACGGCTACGTCGTCTATAAGTGGGAGCCCTTCCGGAACGCCCAGAAGGAGATCGAGGACAAGATCAGCGACATCTGCATCAGCATGAGCGCGGCCGACTACCTGAAGCTGCCCAAGAGGATCGACAACGTGATCCCGGTGCAGCTCTCTCCGGAAGAGATGGAGGCCTACAAACGCATGGAGCGCGACCAGCTCCTCCAGATCGAGGACGACGACATCGCGGCCCTGAACGCGGCGGCCGTCATGACCAAGCTCCTCCAGATAGCGAACGGCAGCGTCTACACGAACGAAGGCAAGGTTGTGAAGATCCACGAGGCGAAGCTGGAGGCCCTGGCCGAGATCGTCGACACGACGGACAGCCCGGTGCTGGTCTTCTACAGCTACAAGCACGACCTCGCGGCCATCCAGGGCAAGATCAAGGGCGCGAGGATCCTGGAGAACGAGAAGGACATCTCCGACTGGAACGCCGGGAAGGTCCAGGTGCTACTGGCCCACCCTGCCAGCGTCGGCTATGGCCTCAACCTTCAGGAGGGCGGCCATGTGATCGTCTGGTACGGCCTCACCTGGAGCCTGGAGCTCTACCAGCAGGCCAACGCCAGGCTATACCGGCAGGGCCAGGAGAAGCCGGTGATCATCCACCACCTGATCGCTGAGGGCACAGCCGACGAGGAGGTCATGGCAGCACTACAGAACAAGGACACGAGCCAGGCGGCCCTGCTGGCAGCACTCAAAGAGAGGAGGGCCAAGTGAACGCGGAAGGCTATCCGGACCCTACGGCCGACAAGGCCATCAAGAGGGCCGACAAAGCGCCGGAGCAGGTCAGCGAGCTGATCAGAACGATCAAGGCCGTGGCAGCTCTGGCCGGTTACGACATAACGAACAGGATCCACCTGAAGGATCAGAAAACGGGGAGGAAATACACATGATAGGTTATTTAAGCGGCCCGGTCACGGGCAACCCAGACTACAAGAGGCAGTTCGCCTGGGCGGCGAAGCAGCTCACGCGCATGGGCTATGATGTCATCAATCCGGCAGCACTCTCCCGGGTCGTCCCGATCGAGGAGCTGAGCTATGACACGATCATGGAGATCGACATGCTCCTGCTCTCGAAGGCTGACTACCTGATCCAGCTCCCGGGCTGGGAAAACAGCAGAGGCGCCAACAGGGAGCTGGGCTACGCCCTGGCCACGGGCAAGATCGTGGTCTCGCTGGAGTCTCTGCTGAAGGAAGGGAGGGAGCAAGCCTATGGACCTACAAAGCACTTTTGACTATCTGATGCAGATCCGCAAGAAGGAGTACGCCATCAAGAGGAAGCAGCTGAGATGTGAAGAGCTGAGGAGCTGCCTCGGCGCCAGGGCGATCCAGTACGACCGCGACCGGGTGCAGACGTCTCCGGTCGACAAGGTCAGCGAGATCATCTGCAAAGTGACGCCATCGAGCAGCTGGAGGATGAAAAGGAGAAGACCGTCCTGGCCGAGTTCTACATCGGCCGGGTGCCGATGGCCCAAGTGGCCGAGATCATCAACTACAGCGTCCGGAGGACGTACTACTTCCGGAAGCAGGGAGTCATACATCTGGGGGAGGCGCTGGGCTGGAATTAAAAGTCGGCAAACATTGCAAAAACGAACGTGCTATTATGTAACCTGGAAAGAACGCGACAGGCAGTCGGTAGAGCCTTTTACGCGATATCGGAGCGCTGCGCAGTCGTCTGACAAAGTCGGCCGCGGAGCGGGTGGTCGTAGCATTTGCTGAGGTGGGGGCGCTATGACAGATTTCTATACAAGCGATAAGTGGCGCAGGAAGCGAAAAAGGATCCTGCGCCGGGACGGTTATATGGACCAGATCGAAAAGCGATATGGGCGCATGGTGGAGGCAACAATCGTCCACCACATTTTCCCGCGAGACGAGTACCCGGAATATGCGTTTTCAGATTGGAACCTGATCAGCGTCAGCTTGGCCACGCATAACCGGCTGCATGATAGGGAAACAAACGTCCTGACCGTGGATGGGCTGGACCTGATGCGTCGTACCGCCAGAAAACAGGGGATGGACATCACCATCCAACTGCCGCGATGCAACGGGAAAACGGCGTCACAGCGCCGATAGCCCCCCATCACGCGCATGCGTGCGCGCCTGCGCCTGTTGGCCCGGGTATAGCTTTTTCCAACTGCGGGGGCAATTCTGGGAAAAGGGGATCGCGCGGGCGCGGGTTAATGTGGGATTTCCGGAAAAGTAAATCAAAACAGGGTCGAAAACGGTGCGTTTTTGATCCTGTTTCTGGTTTTGGCAATTTTCTGATTTTGGGATCACGGTGGAGGTGAACGGGCGTGACGAAAAAGACATGGGAAAAGCGGATCAAGAAATGGTGCGACGCCGCCGGCACGTACAAGCCGTTTTTTGCTGGGCCGATCTCCACGCTGGCCGGCATCCTGGAACGCCGAGATGAAGCCGTTGCCCAGTTTGAAGCCTCCGGCGGAGAGCTGGTGGTGAAGCACGAAAACAAAGGCGGCGGAATCTACCTGGAAAAGAATCCGTCGTACATGATCATCCGCGAATGCGAACAAGACGCCCTGGGATACTGGCGGGATCTGGGCCTGACTCCGGCAGGCCTGCGCAAGATCAACGAAGCCGCCATGAAGAAGGTCAAAAAGAACGCACTGGCGGAGGCACTGAACGCCCTTGAGGGTTAAGAGCTATAAGCAGATCGCCATTGACTACGCTGCCGCAGCCGCGTCCGGAGAATTGATATGCGGCGCCGAGGTCATGTTGGCGGCCAAGCGCTTTCTGGCCGATCTTGCGCGGGACGATCTGGAGCTGCACACCAAAGAGCCGGATTTCGTGATCGGCATTATCGAAAAGCTGATGGTCCATAAAAAGGGGGAGACCCTGGAAGGGACCCCGCTGGTCAATACCGCGCTGATCCTGCAGCCTTGGCAAGTGTTTTGCGTATACAACCTGGTGGGCTTTTACTTCACAGGAACCACCGAGCGCCGATACAAAGAGGCGTTCATATTTGTGCCGCGGAAAAACGGAAAGACATTGTTCATCGCGGCGCTGGCCTTCGGCCTTGCGTTGTTGGAGCGGCGCAACGGATCTCAGATCTATATCGTGGCTGCGTCCATGAAGCAGGCAATTCAAAGTTTTGAGGATATCGTTTACACCCTGCGGTACCGGGGCTTGGCGGAAGACTTCCGGATCCGGAACAACAATGCCGAGCACAGCGTCCACATGGATTTCGAGGATGAGGAGGGAATGCCCTGCGGATCTATCGACATTGAGGCGTTGGCGGCGAATCCGGATGCGCAGGATTCCTTCAATTGCAACATCGCTATCGCGGATGAGCTGCACGCTTTCAAGAAACCGGCCCAGTACAATCGATTCAAAGAGGCCATGAAAGCCTACAATAACAAGCTGATGATCGGCATAACCACCGCCGGCAATGACGTCAACAGTTTCTGCTACCGTCGTCTGGATTATGCGGTGAAGGTGGTTAACGGCACCGTCAAAGACGACGCCCTGTTTGTGTTTGTCTCCCGCGCGGATCAGGACGAGGCGGGGAATTGTGATTACACGGATCCCATCCAGCACCAGAAGGCAAACCCGTCCTATGGCGTGACCATCCGGCCGGAGGACATTATGCATGACGCCCTCCAGGCCCAGAACGACCCGCAGCAGCGCAAGGATTTCCTGTCCCGGTCGCTGAACATCTACACCAATGCGATGCGGGCATGGTTTGATATCGACGAGGTCCGCAGGTCAGACGCAAAGTACGATTGGACCTTGGAGGAGCTGGCAAAGCTGCCGGTGGACTGGTATGGCGGCGCGGATCTGTCACGCATGTATGACTTGACAGCCGCAGCCCTGTACGGGACATACAAGGGCGTGGACATTTGCGTGACGCACGCATTTTTCCCAATCACCCAGGCGGTCCGAAAGGCGGAGGAAGACAGCATACCGCTGTTTGGCTGGCAGGATGACGGGTGGCTGACCATGTGCAACAGCCCGACCGTCAACATCGCGGATATTGTCAACTGGTTTGTGAAAATGCGGCAGATGGGATTCAAAATCAAACAGAACGGACATGACCGGAAATTCGCCGGCGATGAGTATTTCCCGGCCATGAAGGCGGCCCGGTTTCACGTGATCGATCAGCCGCAGTATTATTACCTGAAATCCAGCGGATTCCGCCACATCGAGAAAGCGATCAAAGACGGAAATTTTTACTACCTGCACAGCGAAGCGTTTGAATATTGCATCTCAAATGTGCGGGCAATCGAAAAAACGGACGACGCCGTCCAATATGAGAAGATCCAACCGGAGCACCGAATTGACCTGTTCGACGCTTCGGTTTTTGCGTGCATCCGAAAGATGGAGGCCACCACCCGGCAGAAAAAAGCAAAAGCCTGGTGGGGCGAAAACTGATATGGGGAGATCGATGCGATGAAAGTAAAAAATCTGATGCCGTGGAACAGAACGCGGCAGACAAGGGGGGCTCTGCCGGCCATTGCATACGTGGTCGGTGACGATGATTCCCTGTGCGTGCCCGGGTACACGTCCCTGGATCGATGTCCGGAAATCGTAGCCGGGTGCTATGCGATCGCCAGACTGATGGGCAGCATTACCATCCACCTGATGGCCAACACGGAGCGGGGAGACGTCCGAATCATCAACGAGCTGAGCCGCCTGCTGGACATTGAGCCGATGCCGAACATGACGCGGAAAACGTGGGTGGAGGCAATCGTCATGAACATGCTGCTGTATGGTCGCGGAAACAGCATCGTCCTTCCCCGCACGCGCAAAGGGTATCTGCAGGATCTTGAACCGATCAGTGCTTCCCGCATCAGCCTCCAGCCGGTGCCGGGGAGCTTCCGGGATTACACCGTACAGATCGACGGACGGACATACGCATCGGACCGCGTCCTCCATTTTGTCCATAATCCGGACAAGTATTACATGTGGAAGGGAAAGGGTATGACGGTGTCGCTGCAGGGCTTAGCAGATAACCTCAAGCAGGCAGCCGCCACGGAAAAAGGTTTTCTGAAAAGCAAATGGAAGCCAAGCCTGATCGTGAAGGTCGACGCCTTGATCGACGAATTCGCCACACCGGAGGGTCGGAAAAAGCTGCTGGACAGTTACGTGGAATCGGCCAACGTGGGGGAGCCGTGGATCATCCCGGCAGAACAGTTTGCCGTGGAGCAGGTCAAGCCCCTGTCCCTGGCAGATCTGGCGATCACCGACACGATCCAGCTGGACCGCAGAATGGTGGCGTCCATTCTGGGGATCCCGGCGTTTGTCCTGGGCGTGGGCGATTACAACAAAGACGCCTGGAACAACTTTGTCCAGAACACCATCCGGCCGATTGCAATCGGGATCCAGCAGGAGCTGACCAAAAAACTGATTCTGTCGCCCAAGTGGTATGTCAAATTCAACGTCTTGTCCCTGATGGATTGGGATTTGAACACCATCTACCAGGTCTTCGGCGGCCTCTCCGACAAAGGCATCGTCACCGGCAATGAGGTCCGCGACCGGATCGGTATGTCGCCGCTGGACGGCCTGGACGAGTTGCGGATCCTGGAAAACTACATACCCAGCGACATGATCGGCAATCAAAAGAAGCTGATCCAAGGCGGTGATACCGAATGAAGGTGCTGCCGAGTTGTCCCCATGGAAAATACGTGGAAGGCATGAAGATCCAGTGCACGAAGACCGGAAACCGATGTGCCCACGTGTATTTCAAACGCTGTAAAGGCTGGTGGGCCAATACAGACCAGGCGGAGCGTTGCCCGCTGCGCAGAGAACAATCAGCCGAGTAGAAAGGTAGGTAAAAGATGGAAATAAGACAAGTACGGAGCATTCCGTCACAGTTTACAACCCGTGAGGATGGCGGCGATCCCACGATTGAAGGGTATTTCGCCGTCTTCAATTCCTTGTATGAAATCGCGCCGGGCATGACGGAAAGCGTTGCGCCCGGTGCTTTTTCGAAGACACTGAGCGGAGATATCCGCGCCCTGATCAATCATGACACGACATTGGTGCTGGGGAGGACAAAAGCCCACACACTGGAACTGCGTGAGGATGAGCATGGTCTATGGGGGAAGGTTACGGTCAATCCGAACGACCGTGATGCCATGAACCTGTATGAGCGTGTAAAACGCGGTGACGTGGACGGCTGTTCCTTCGGCTTCTACCCCGTGGTCGAGGAGACCGATATCCTGGAAAACGGGGACGTGCATTGGACGATCAGGGAGGTGGATTTGTTCGAGGTGTCAGCCTGTACATTTCCAGCATATCAGGAGACAAATATTTCTGCCAGGTCTGCGGAAGCGGCGTCCATCCGCGCCAAAAGACACCAGGCATGGCAAGAAAAGATGAAAGGAAGGTTGAGCAAATGGCACTGAAAGCCCTGCTTCTGCGCAAGAAGCTGGACGACGCGAAAAAGCGTCTGGATGCACTCCGGGCCAAAGACAATGAATTCCAGTCCCGCGAAACGGAGCTGGAAAAAGCGATTGCCGAGATGCCGGAGGACGCGGACGAGGAGACGAGATCCGCAGTAGAAGAGTCCGTAGCCCAGTTTGAACAGGACAAGGACGCACACGAAAACGCAAAGGCTGACCTGAATCGTGAGATTGAAGGTCTGGAAGCTGAGCTGGAGGCCGAGGAAGAAACCCCGGCCGCTGATCCGGTCCCTGCACAGGAACCGGTAGAAGATAAGAGAAAGGATGATAAAAATATGAGAATCCCCGAAACCCGCGCCCGCATGTTTGGCGCAACGGCCCAGGAGCGGGAGATGTTTTTTGCCCGTGAGGACGTCAAGGATTACCTGGCCGAGGTCCGCAAATGCATCAAAGAAAAGAGAGCCCTGACCAATGTGGGCCTGACCATCCCGGAAGTGATGCTGGGCGTCCTGCGGGAAAACATCACCAACTATTCCAAGCTGTACCGGCACGTGAACGTCCGGGCCATTTCCGGCGAGGGCCGCATGACCATCATGGGAACGATCCCCGAAGCGGTCTGGACGGACTGCTGCGCCAACCTCAACGAGCTTGATCTGGCGTTCAACGACGTGGAGGTCAACTGCTGGAAGGTCGGCGGCTACTTTGCCGTCTGCAATGCAACGCTGGAGGACAGCGACATTGATCTGGCGGCGGAGCTGGTGTCCGCTATCGGACAGGCAATCGGCATCGCCCTGGATAAGGCCATCCTGTACGGAACCGGTACCCGCATGCCTCTGGGCGTGGTGACACGTCTGGCCCAGACCGAGGCGCCTTCCGGCTATCCGGCTACCGCCAGACCTTGGGCGGACCTGCACACCACCAACATCCTTTCCGTGGCCTCCGGCACCACCGGCGCGGACCTGATTGCCGCGATCGTCAGCGACTTCGGCGCCGCCAAGGGAAAGTACAGCCGCGGCGAAAAGGTGTTCGCAATGAACGAGGCCACCTACACCGCGCTGATGGCAGCGACTGTGTCTGTTGACGCCAGTGGCCGAATCGTGGCCGGCGTGTCTGATACCATGCCCGTCATCGGCGGCATCATCGAGGTGCTGGACTTCGTGCCCGACAACGTGATCATCGGTGGCTATTTCGATCTGTACCTGCTGGCAGAGCGGGCCGGTCAGAAATTCGCCACATCTGAGCACGTGCGCTTCCTGCAGGATCAGACCGTGTTCAAGGGGACTGCCCGGTACGACGGCACGCCTGCCATTGCCGAGGGCTTTGTCGCTATCGGCATTAACGGCGCAACGCCTACCGCAGCCATGACCTTTGCGGCGGACACTGCCAACGAGGGCGCGTGATGGATTACACCGTGATTAAGCGGTTCAGCGATCTGCAGGACGGCAACCGCGTGTATGAGGTCGGAGACACCTACCCAAGAGCGGGCGTCTCTCCGTCGCCGGCGCGGATCGCGGAGCTGGCCGGGAACAAAAACCGACAGAAAACGCCTCTGATCAAGGCGGTACAAAAGAAAGCAACAAAATCCAAGAAGTAAAGGTGGGATAAGCCGTGACAGACGCAACCAAATTGACGCTGCTCAAAGCGAACCTGGAGATCATCGACGCAAATACGGCCCATGATGAATATCTGCAGAACCTGCTGCAGGCCGCGGAGCAGATGATCACACGGGAGGGCATTTCACTGACAGACACCATCGAGGACGGAAATCTGGTGGTCATGTACGCGGCCTACCTATACCGCAAACGGGCCGACGATACGCCGGCCATGCCGCGCATGCTGCGCTACGCGCTGAACAACCGTCTGCTTGCGCAGAAGGTCAAGGAGGCGGGCGATGTTTGACGCGGGGACGGTGACCATCTGCACGCTGCAAAACACAGCAGCGGCGGGCCAGATGCCCAAGGAGCAGCTGCAAACCGTGACGGCGGCCTATTTCGGCGAGCGCACGGTTGGCTATAACCGATATTACGCAGCGGCCGGCGTGAATGAACAGATCGATCTGTTGATCCGGATCTGGCGCAACAACCAGGTCCGGATCGGCATGTATGCGGTCTTGTCCATGTCGGAAAATGATGGCCAGTATCGGATCACAAACGTGCAGCAGCTGCTGGATGACGACGGCCTGAAAGTGACGGATCTGACGCTGCAGAGATTGGAGCGGAATTATGACGTTGCAGCAGAAGCTTAAACGGATCGGGGACGCGCTGGCAGTCATCCCGAACATGTACCATTATTACCGGCCGCAGCTCACGCCGCCTTTCGGCGCATGGGCCGAGGACAGCGAGGGGGATTCCTTCGCCGCGGATAATCGGAAGCGGGAGCAGGTTATAACCGGGTTTGTATCCTATTACACCCAGACGGAATATGACCCGACCCTTGACCGGATCCAGGAGATCCTGAACGGTTTTGATTTCCCGTTTGGCTGGCGGCTGGAATCGGTACAGTACGAGGACGACACAGCGCTGATCCATTATGAATGGACCTGGAGCGTGGTGTAATGGCGAAAATGACAATCGGCAAAGGCATGGACGAGTACCTTGCAAAGCTGGGCAATCTGGAATTTGCTGCGCCGGGGCTGGTAGGCCAAGCAATCTTCGAGGGCGCCAAAATCGTGACAGATCAGGTGCGGGCAGAAATCGAAGCGCTACCGACGGCAGAGAGCAAACGTGTAGCGACACCGAGAGATCCAACGCAAGTGGAAAAGGACGGGCTGCTGGATGGGCTGGGTATTGCCACCAAAAAGAACGACGGCGGTTATATCAATGTCAAAGTCGGCATGGAAGGGTATAACACAGACAAAACCAAGAAATACCCACAAGGGAAGCCAAACGCAATGATTGCCAGATCCATCGAATCCGGCAGCACCGTCATGAAACGAAATGCCTTCATCAGCCGGGCGGTCAACAAGACCAAGAAGGACGCCGAGGCAGCCATGCAGAAGGTCATAGAAGAAGGAATCGAGAAAATCATGAAATGAGCCGCCGCAGGGCGGCTCTTGCATTTGAGGAGGAGTTTTTAATGGCAAATGGAAAAGTAATCACCGGTTATTCAATGCCGTTTGTGGCGCTTTACGTGGCGGCAAATGGCGTTGTAACCTATTCCGGCGGCATTCCCCTTGCCCGCGGCGTCAATGTGTCCCTGTCCGTTGAGGGCGGCGGCGACAATGATTTTTACGCCGATAACGTCAAGGCTGAGAGCGCTAACCAGACATTCAGCTCCGGCAAGCTGTCCCTGACCGTGGACGGGCTGAAGGCGGCGGCGCGGAAGCTGATTTCCGGAGTGAAGACCACGCGGACCGAGGGGTCCGGCGACACGGCGGTCAGCTTTGACGTATACGACGACGACCAGAAAATGCCCTATGTAGGCGTCGGATTCGTCGTCCGGTACATGGAAGACGGCGTGACCACCTATGCGCCAATCATCATCAAAAAGGTCAAATTCAGCCCGGAGGGGCTGGACGCAGCTACCCAGGAGGAAAACATCGATTGGCAGACCACAAAGCTGGAGGCGTCGATCATGCGTGACGACACCGCAAATCATGAATGGAAGATGATTGGCGACGATCAGACCACCGAAGAGGCGGCTGTGGCAGCCTATAAGCTGGTTCTGACGCCGGCCGCGTAAACAGGAGGACAACATGGTAGTTTTCGGCAAAGAGGTCAATTTCCGCAGATCGGTACAGGCAAATTGCGAGATCGCGGAAATCTGCCCCGATGGGGATATTAACAAATTCAACGTCCTGATCAACGGCCCCTACAAAACGGCCCAGACAGCGGCGGCGCGTTTCATGGCGGCCATGAGCCGGGCGTATGAGGATTACGCAAATTTTACAGACCCGGAGCACAAAGCCGACCCGGTAACGGAGCGGGAGCTTATGATGCTGGACGGTGACGAATTCAACGACCTGTTCCTGCAGGCCCTGTCCGTCTTTGCCGATGACGGCAAAACCACCGTAGAGACCGAGCCTGTAAAAAAAACGGAAAACGAGGCCGGGGAAGCAGGTCCGTCAGATTAAATCTGAGCTGGTACCTGTTCTACGGCCGCAAGTTAGGGATGGGCAGGCGAGAGATCCTGACACTGCGTTTCGGCGAAATGCAGGATATGATCGCCTGTCTTTCCGTCTATGAGGGAACGGCACTGCCGAAAGTGCAGAAAAAAAGAGTCACAGATTTTGAAGAAGCCATAAAGTTGAGGTGAAAAACCAATGGCCGTAAACATCGGGCCGAAAATCGGCATAGACGGCGAGGCTGAATACCGGAAACAACTGCAGGATATTATCCAGCAGCAGAAAACGCTGAAGGCGGAGATGCAGGAAACGGCATCCGGTTTTGATAAAAACACGACGGCCATGGAGAAGGCAAAAGCCAAGGCCGAAAATCTGAATAAGCAGATTGAGCTTCAGAAAACACGGGTTGAGGAAGCCAAAAAGATGGTGGAACAGTCCACCGAGAAATACGGAGAAGCGGACAGCCGGACACAGAAGTGGAAAGAGGCCCTGGCCAACGCGAGCACCGAACTGAATAATCTGCAAAAAGAGCTGAAGGATACCAACCCGGTCAAGGCGTTCAGCGATGACCTGAAAACGGCGGCTGACAAGCTGGATAAAATCGGCGGCAAAACCCAATCAGTCGGCGACAGTATGACAAAATACGTCACAACGCCGATTATGGCCGTCGGAGGCGCCTCGATTGCCGCATTTAACGATGTCGATAAGGGCATGGATATCGTCATCAAGAAGACGGGTGCCACGGGGGAAGCACTGACCGACATGCAGGACCGGGCAAAAGCCCTGGCAAAGACCATGCCAGTATCATTTGAAGAAGCAGGTACAGCAATCGGAGAAGTTGCGACACGGTTCGATCTGGCCGGTGAGGATCTGGAAAAGCTGTCAGAGAAATTTCTGCAATTTGCGCAGATCAACGACACAGATGTTTCCGGCGCCATAGATAACGTGCAGGCGGCAATGGCGGCATTCAACGTGGACAGCAAAGATGCCGGCGACGTGTTGGATATGCTGACCAAGGCGTCCCAGAATACTGGGGTGTCGGTGGACAAACTGTCGTCGGACCTGACGACCAATGCCGCGGCACTGAAGGAAATGGGCTTCGGGGTCAATGCCTCCGTGGGATTCCTGTCAAAATTAAATAAAAACGGTCTGGACAGCAGCGCCGTCATGTCAGGCTTGAAAAAAGCCCTGGCGAATGCGACACGCGAAGGGAAAACCATGGATCAGGCGCTGTCCGATCTGCAAAAACAGCTGCAAGATGCTTCCAGCGACACCGAAGCAATGCAGGCAGTCATGGATCTGTTCGGCAATAAGGCGGGCCCGGCGCTGACTGCGGCGATCAAGGACGGGCGGTTGTCATTCGATGAATTTTCAAACACGATCCAGGACTGGGGCGACGTGACCTCAACCACATTTGAGGCGACATTGGACGCTCCGGACCGGTTCCGGGTCGTAATGAACAATGTAAAGGACGTTGGCGCTGAAGTTGGAGCCACGCTGCTGGAATCGCTCACGCCGGCCATTCAGACGGTGGGCGAGGCTGTCCAGAAGGCCGCCGAATGGTGGAACGGCCTCGATGAGAGCCAACAGAAAACGATCCTGACAGTTGCCGGCGTAGTGGCGGCGATTGGGCCGGTCGTGTCCATCGTCGGAAAAGTAACCAGTGGTATAGGAACGGTTATAAATGGCGTTGGATCCGTGATCACGGTATTGGGCGGACTGGGGTTGTCATTAGGAGCAACGCTGGGAATCATCGCAGGCGTGGCGGCAGCAATCGCAGCAGTTATCGTCGTGATCCAAAACTGGGACAAGATCACAGCGTGGTTTTCCAAAACGTGGGAAACCGTCACCACGGCGGTGTCTGACGCCGCCACAGCTGTCGGGGACCAGGTGTCCGAAAAATGGAACAACATCAAAGAATGGACATCAGAGGCCTGGAGCAACGTCAAGGAAACCGTGTCCAATGCCTGGAATAACGTAAAAACAACGGTCAGCGACGCGGTCAACAAGGTCGGCAGTTGGGTGTCCGAAAAGTGGGACAACATCAAAGCCAAGACGAAAGAGACCTGGGACAACGTGAAAGCAAAGGTTGCCGAAAACAGCGGTGGAATCAAAGGCATCATCAAAACTGCCGTGGACGGGTATCAAAATATCTGGCAGACGGGTTTCAACGCGATCAACAACCTGACTGGCGGCAAACTCGGTGATGCTTTATCTGCTGCCCGAGGCAAACTTGGCGATATCAAGGGAGCCTTCTCATCGATGATTGAAAACGCCAAAAGCATCGTAAGCGGCGGTCTTGACCGAATCAAAGGATTCTTCGCCGGATGCCATCTCCAGCTTCCGCATATCAAAATGCCGCACTTCTCCATTTCCGGGAGATTCAGCCTGGCGCCGCCGAGTATTCCGCGGGTCAGCGTGGAATGGTACCGCAAGGCCTACAACAATCCCGTCATGTTCACTCAGCCAACGGTTTTGGCAACAACGTCCGGTCTGAAGGGCTTTGGAGACGGAAGCGGCGGCGAGATCGTGATCGGGCAGTCCATGTTGTACGCCATGATCCGGGACGCGGCGGAGGCTGGCATGCGGTCGGAAAGCTACACCTACGGCGATGTGGTCGTAAATGTCTACGCCCAGCCGGGCCAAGACGTGGAGGAGCTGGCGGACATCGTCAGCGAGCGGATCGATCAGCAGATCCGGAGAAGGGAGGAGGCGTTTGCATGAGCGACATCCAGCAGTTTGGCACCTATTTCACTTTTGACGACATTGTCAGCAATGCGTATGGTGTCTGGATCAGCGGCACCGGCACCTATGACGCGCCGGTGCGGGACGTGGAAAGCGTATCGATCCCCGGCAAATCCGGGGATCTGCTGATGGACAATGGCCGATTTGACAACATCAAAATTACCTACCCCTGCTTCATCAGCAGGCAGTTTGATACACGGTTCGATCTGTTCAAGGCGGCCATGCTGTCCAAGCGCGGGTATTTCATGTTGACGGACACCTATCATCCCGGCGAATTCCGCATGGCGTCCTACACCGGCGGCATTTCGCCCAAAACAGGACCTTACAACAAATCGGGAGAGTTTGACATCGCATTTGACTGTATGCCGCAGCGGTTTCTGGTGTCCGGCAACATACCGGTCACCTTTTCCGCAGATGGCACGATCACCAACCCGACGCTGTATGCAGCGCGACCGCTGATAACCGTCTACGGGAGCGGGACCGTCGGTGTAGGCGGCGTGGCCGTCACGGTCAAGGAAAACGATTTTGACTACATCGACATCGACTGCGCCGTGATGGATGCCCATTTCGGGGCCAACAATGCAAACAGCTACATCACGATCAGCGGAGAATTTCCCGTCCTGGAGGCGGGGGAGACGTCGATCAGGATGGCCGACAACATCGAGAAGGTCATTATTACGCCAAGGTGGTGGACGGTATGATCCCAATTTTATACGATGCCGGCGAGACCGCATTTGCCACCAATGGCCTGGGCGGGCTGTCCGACGCAATCACGTGCAAGGTAACAGAGGAGCGCAACGGTGCCTATGAGCTGGAAATGCAATATCCGGTAGACGGGCGGCACTTCTCAGATATCACGCACAGCCGGATCATCTGGGCGGTACCGGCGGACGGGAAGCCGGGTCAGCCATTTCGAATCTATAAAATCACCAAGCCGCTGAACGGTAAATGCACCATATACGCGGAGCATATCAGCTATCAGCTGAACCATATACCGGTCATGCCGTTCACGGCCACCAGCTGCGCCGACGCGCTGAATCAGATGGTCCAGCATGCGGCCCAGGACTGCCCCTTCGAGGTCTGGACGGACAAGGAGGTGGACGGGCCTTTCACGCTGCTGCACCCGGAGCAGTTTCGGGCGATCCTGAATGGACAGCAGAATTCCATCACCGACGTGTACGGGAAAGGGGAGTACGAATTTGACCGGTGGACGGTTAAGCTGCACCTGAACCGGGGCACCAACACCGGCGTCGTGATTCGCTACGGAAAAAACCTGACGGATCTAAAGCAGGAGGAAAACATCGAGGGAACGATCACAGGCGTATGCCCGTTCTGGGCGAGCGACGAGACCGGCGAGATCGTCACGCTGCCGGAAAAGGCGATTTGGAGCGCAAATGCGGACAATTATCCGTACCGACGGACCCGCGTAGTCGATTTTACGTCAGATTTTGAAGAAATGCCGACGGAAGACCAACTGCGGACACGGGCGGAAAAGTACATCGAGGACAACAACATCGGAATCCCGGACGTAAATATCACCATCAAATTTGTACCGCTGTGGCAGACCGAGAATTACCGGGATCTGGCCGTGCTGGAGCGGGTCAACTTGTGCGATACCATTTCCGTCTATTACGACAAACTGGGCGTTACCGCAACGGCCAAGGTGGTCAAGACGGTCTACAACGTACTGAAGGAGCGGTACGACAGCATCGAGGTCGGGAACGCTAAAACCACGCTGGCCTCCACCATCAGTCAGATGGGGGAAACGATCACCAACCAGACGCAGAACGCCGTCAGCAGCCTGCGGTCCTGGGTCAGTTATCAATCGCAGCTGATCACCGGCGGCCTGGGCGGGTATATCACGTTTGTGTACAACCAGGACGGCACGCCGGCGGAGCTGCTGGTCATGGATCAGCCCAGCATTGGCAGCGCAGTCAATCTGATCCGCATGAATAACGGCGGCATTGCATTTTCCAACAACGGGTACAATGGGCCGTTTGTGTCAGCCTGGACGATTGACGGCAGCTTCAGCGCGGATTTTGTGCGGACGGGAACAATGGTGGCCAACCGGATCCGGGGCGGCACGCTGACACTTGGCAGCCAGGACAACGACAGCGGCGTCCTGGAAGTTTACGATGCAGCAAACAACCTGGTGGTCCGGGCCGACAATGCCGGGCTGAAAGTCTACGGATCGGACGGCAGTTACGTCGTTATGAACGCGACGGACGGGTTTGCCGGGTACGACCGGAACGGCACGAAGATCTATTGGGCGGCGGCGCAGGAATTCCACATGCGGAACGCGCAGGTGGAGTACGATTTTACGCTGGCGCAGACGATGCGGTACATTCCAATCCAGATATCGACAAATAGGGGCGTCGGACTGGTGCCATACGTTGAGGGGGTGCACTGATGGCAAGCGGGACGATAAATTTAACACAGTCCGGAACGATGCAAGGCTACATCAGCTGGACAAGCGCCAGTAACGGATCGGCGGCGAATACATCAAACGTGACCGCAAAACTATACATCCGCAAGGACCCGACAACGACCACGGAGCCAACATACGGACATTGGACGTTTAGGCTGACCGTCAACGGGTCAAACTATGGCGCCACGTCCTGGTACGGATCGGTCGGCCAGAGCTATGTCAACATTGCCAGCTACACGCTGAACAACGTGGCGCACAATGCGGACGGCAGCAAATCCATCACCATTTCTGGAAACTGCACAGGACCATCTGGTACGACTATGTCCGGATACACGGCATCCGGATCCGGAACGGCGGTGCTGGACAAGATTCCGCGGTACGCCACAGTCACGCAGTCCAACACAGAAAAAACAGAAACCACCCTTATCATCAAGTGGACTTCCGACAGCACCATCGACTATGTTTGGTACAAGATCGGGAGCGGGTCATGGACGGCAGTAGGAAGCACGAACGCCTCTTCTGGGACATACACCATCAGCGGAAGGGCGGCAAATACCGCTTACACCATCTATACACGGGTGCGCAGAAAAGACAGTCAACTCACAACGGACAGCTCCGCTCTTTCGGTGACGACCTATGCCTATCCTTATTGCGCAACGGCTCCAAACTTTGTGATTGGCGACTCCGTCACGCTGAGTTTTTACAATCCGTTAAAGCGGTTAATTACGGTCAATATTATTGGTGCAGATGGTAGCCAATGCTCTAATGACACAACAACTGGAACATCTATTGCCGGATACAACGGGACAGGTGTTATCAATGCTTTATATGCTTCAATCCCAAACGCAAAGAGCGCAACCTATAATGTCAAGGTCACGTATGGGTCAGTTGTGAGCACAAAGACGGGCGGAACCTACAGCGTAAACACCACAACAAACGCTCCGAGTGTAACCGGGCTGACCTATGCGGACACCAATGCGGCCACAACAGCCATCACGGGCAACGACCAACTGATAATTCAAAACAAGTCAACGGTGCGTTACACGGTAACAGGAGCAGCGGCTAAAAATTCCGCAACGGTGGCATCTGTAAAGGTTACGGTCAACGGTCTGACGTATACGCTGACGGCATCGGGAAGTAACTATGTCGGCGGCAATGCGGCTATTAACTCCGCAAGCAATGTTACGGCAACGGCAACGGTTACAGACAGCCGGGGATTGACGGCAACAACAACGGTAACGGTGCAGATGCTGGACTGGATGAAACCGACAGCCATCATCAATATGCAACGGCTTAACAACTTCTATTCGACCACAAACATCACAGTTGACGCAGACTATTCCAGTCTTGACGGGAAAAACACCATCACAATAACATACAGAGCAGGAATCCAAGGCTCAGGAGCTTACACGGTGACCGGAACATTGCAAGACAATGTGCAGGGCAGTTTTGAGGCTGACAACAAACAGAACTGGTCCGTTCAAGTAACCGTTCAAGACCTGTTCTATTCGACGACCTATATCCTGTCCCTTGGGCGTGGTATTCCCATCGTTTTCTATGACGTTGATAAATCTTCGGTCGGCATCAACACATTTCCATCGCACGACAACAGCCTTGAGGGTCTGGACATCTATATGAACAAGGTCGGCATTATGGGATTAAAAGCGGTACTGACATCGGAAGAGGATTTGAACGATATCACCGAACAGGGGATTTATTATCAGCCGTATAGCGTTGATGCAACAACGGCACATAATTATCCCGTCCCTTACGCTGGGTATCTGGAAACATTCAACGTACAAGGTACAATCCCATTTGGTGCACCAGCGGCGATAATTCAAAAATATTCTGCATTCAACCGTGGAATGTCGCCCGTTGTTTATTACCGCTCGTGGTATGGCAGTTGGTCGGCGTGGATGCCCGAACATAACTATCACGGTTCTGGTGAAACAGGCACAGGCGAAGGAATAGTGCATAATGTCGGGCGGTTGCAGATTTGTACGCTGAGCACACATAAAACCAATATCGCAATTAACGTGGCATACGGGGCGCTCTATCTTGGCTCCTACACTTGGACATTTCCGAAACCTTTTGCCGAGACCCCATCCGTTCAATGCGGTACGTTTCATCGGGGAACTGGTGCATCATGGGGCGTCGTTGGTGAGGCGTCATCTTCCAATGCTCTACTTTACGGGCTTGATGCCTTTAAGCGTGCGAGCGGTGAAACGGTGCTGATTCAAGCGACGGCAATCGGGCTATCCGTTGTTTAACAGGAGGTGAAAGCATGGTCTACCAGTATTACATCATCGAAATCAAACGAGACACCACCGGTGAGTTGGAGCATCAAATCCACTGGGCATTTGACGAAAACAGGGAACAGGCGTGGCTCAAGGGCGAGAGCAAGTATCATGAAGTGCTATCCAGAGCGGCTATCAGCGAACACGAAACGCATGGGGCGATTCTGATGGACAGCGAGTGTCAGCCATTGGAACACAAAGTATACGGACGATACGAAGCCACGGAAGGAAGTAAAACGACATGACGTCAATTATCGGTAGCGTAATAACCGGGGTGCTTGCCCTGATCGGCGTTGTCAGCACCGTCCTTGCCGGAAACAGCAAGACGGACAAGGCAATCCAGACAAGCCAGGCGGTGACAGACACAAAGCTGGAGGAGCTGACACGGGAGGTCCGGGAACACAACAACTTTGCCCGGCGCGTCCCGGTCGTCGAGGAGCAGATCAAGATGATTAACCATCAAATAGAAGATTTGGAGCGAGGAAGGAGATGATCACAATGAACAAAGCATTTTGGAAAGCGGCGGTTGTTCGTGCCGTGCGGACGCTGTGTCAGACGGCGATTGCAACCATCGGCACGACGGCGGTTCTGGAGGAAGTCAATTGGATTGCGGTTGCGTCTGCATCTGTCCTGGCAGCGATTTTGTCCTTGCTGAACAGCGTTGCAACGGGACTGCCGGAGGTGGAACAGCATGGCGACAGCGAATGACATTCTGGCCGTAGCCCGGTCGCAGATCGGCTACACCGAAAGCCCGGCAAACAGCAACAACACCAAGTACGGCGCGGCTTACGGGCTGAACTATAATCCCTGGTGCATGATGTTCGTCTGGTGGTGCTTTGTGCAGGCCGGAGCGGCAGACCTGTTCTACGGCGGCAGAAAAACGGCAAGCTGTCCCACCTTTGAGCGGTGGGCAAAACAGCAAGGGAGCCGATGGGTAACGCACGGATTCCAGCCGGGAGACATTGTGCTCTACGACTTTGACGGCGGCACGGCTGACCATGT